TCCGACTGACCGGAAATACGCCATTCCCAGCTCTCTCTGTGTCCAGCAGAATCCAGATTTAATGTATTTTAACAATTTCCAGAACTAGACTAGAAAAATTCAGAAACTATGTTGGTTTTGTTTACTATATTTAAATTATAAGAAAAATAAAATTTATATTATATGAAAACTATAAATGAATACATACAGAAAACATACGGAAGTTATGATGACCGTGTATTAATGTTTATGTCTCGTGTGTATGAAGACTGTATTGCCAACAACGAAAAGTTAAGCAATTATTTCTATTGCTGTTTAGATCTTTTAGCAAATCAGTTGAAGTTGTATTTCTTAGGCATCGACGCAATAGATGCAGACAAGAAACTTTCTTCACAGGATGATTACAAAAGAGTATCGAAAAATCCAGCAATTGCAGTAATGAATCATGCACATCAAGAAATTTTGAATATACTTGCGAAGTTGTCTTTATCTCCATTTGAGCAAGCAAAGCTTAGCAGATTAAAGAATGGTGACGGAGACCAAGATGCTGAAGAATTATTAGATAATCTTATAAAATAATAGAGAAAATGCTTTTCTAACTATTTGATTATCAAATAGATATATTTTTGCTGATATAACTATCAGTTTGTGATTATCTGCCCTTCTAACATATTGATTTTCAAATAGTTAGAAATCACATTTTTCATAAAATAGATAATTTAAGAAAAAATGCTAGAAAATAATTATTATAAACCAACAGATGAAGAGAAGAAGCATATACTAATGGCTTTGCTTGAACAAGAGATAGGATATAAACAAGCACATGATTTATATGATAAAGCTATAGAAGATTATAATCCTATTGAATATGCAGTGCAGAAAGCAAGAAACATTTTAGAGAAACGATAATGTAATTTCACTTATATTTATTACATAAGTTATAATGCCATATATTAGCAAACGTAGAGTAGGCAATCCAAATAAGATAGAGCAAAAAGAAGCACAGGACAAGCATAATGACAAATGGAATAAGTATTATCAGAACAGACAATGGAAACTGTTAAGAGACTATTATATGCAGCTCCACCCTATCTGTGCTGACTGCGCAATAGAAGGACGTTCAGTACCTGCTGAAGAATGCCACCATAAGATACCTTTTAGTACAGGTGCTACACATGAAGAAAAAATGCAGTTACTTCTAGATCCAGATAATTTAGTTGCTTTGTGTAGAACTTGCCACGACAAAAGGCATGGAAAATTGAAAAACAGAAACTAATTTACTATATTAATATTGTATCGCGAGATACTATACTCATCTTGTAATAAACAATATGATTGTTAATTTGTAATGAGACGCCTGTAAGCGAACAGGTCTGCAATTGTTTCACTCACTGATTATATAACATTGATTCATAAGATATACTATATATTTATTTTTGCATAAATTAGCAGCGTAAGGTCTCATTTTTTAGAAAATCCGATATAACTATATATAAGTGTTATGCCACCACCCCAAAAGGCAGATGAACGAGTTAGAATAAATTTCTTCATTGTTAGAAAAATATGTTTATTTTCTTATAGACATTTTTGATGTTAAAAGAAAAAATGTTTATTATTAATTAAATAAACTACTATACAATGATATTAATGACAAAAGAAATAGAATTAAAAGCAAGAAACATAAAGAAAGCCCACGACAAAAAGTATTGTTTTGAGACATATGAATCGATATTATCAAGTATATTTGACTTCGACTGTGTATCTAATTTGAAATTTGACAAAGACCCAGATGGGTTCAATATACGATGTACGTTAAAAGTTAGTAAGTCAGCAGATATGCTTTGGATATTGATAAAGGAATTTATGTCCTGTATAAAACAAACTGAAGAACAAGTAGAATTAGAAATATCGGAAAGAGAACAAGAAGGTATTGGTGTTACATACAAATTATATTCATATATACCTTTATATCATCCAATTGAAAAGTAGATCGTTCATTCATATTAGTTATAATTTTTCCATGGGCTGACACCCCTAACTGTCAATCTGTCATATTTATATAACATATATTTGTATCTTCTTTTGTGCAGGGCTAACCAATTGGTTAGCCCTTTTACTATTTTATAATAAATATATTAAATCTATAATGAATTACTTCAACCCATTTAAGACTTACAACAAATATGCACAAGACGTAGTAGAAGGAAGAATAATAGCATGTGAAGCAATTAAATTAGCTTGTAAAAGATACATATCATGGTTTGATAGAGATGACATTGAATTTGACTATGATGATGTAGACAAGAAAATTGAATTAGTACGAAAGATGAAGCACTCAACAGGTATTCATGCTCGTACTAATTTTGAGTTGTTGCCTTGGCAGCAGTTTGCATATGCAGGAATATTCGGTTGGAAATGGAAAGATAGTGGTTATAGAGTTACCAAGAAAGCATTATTGTTTGTTGCACGTAAGAATGGTAAGACTGCATTAGCTGCGTCATTAGCTTTATGCTGTGCAATTGCCGACAAAGAAAATGGTGCAGAAGTCGATATTGTAGCAAACAATGCAAAGCAAGCAGAAATCTGTTATGAACAGACAAAGAACTATGCCGAGTCTATAGATCCAAAAGGCAAGTTGTTCAAGAGGTTTAGACGAGACATCAAGATACCAATCACAAAGTCTGTAATACAAGTTCATTCATCTGATAGTATGGGGTTGGATGGTTGGAATACGTCAACTGCTATCATTGATGAATTTCATGCAGCAAAAGACTGGGGTTTGTATAATGTTCTTATCTCTTCAATGGGTATGCGTACACAGCCTTTGATGCTGATTATAACAACAGCAGGTTTCTTAGTTGGTGAGACATATCCATGTTATTCTATGTACAGTACTTGTAAGCAGATATTGAATAATATAAAAGAAGATGATACAATGTTCAGCTTATTGTATGAACTCGATGAAGATGATGACTGGCAAGATGAATCAAATTGGATTAAATGCTCTCCAAGTTTAGGTCAGACAGTACGATATGAGTACATGAGAGAACAGATACAGGATGCAGTAAACAATACATCATTAGAGGTAGGTGTAAGAACAAAGAATCTTAATCAGTTTATGCAGTCTTCTAATATTTGGATCTCTCGTGATTATATACAGAAGAACATGCAAGAAGTAAATCTTGAAGAATATAGAGACGAAATTGCATTTGGTGGATGTGACTTGTCTGTTGTATGTGACCTTACTGCTCATTCAGTATGTATACCACCAAATCCAGATCGTCCTGTAAATTCTGACAAGTTCATATTCAAGACATGGCTGTATATTCCTGAAGAAGCTATAGAGAATTCATCAAATAAGGAATATTATAAAGAATGGGTAAGACGCGGCTGGGCAATTAAGACGGCAGGAAACGTAGTTGACTATGAGCATATATTGAAAGACCAATTAGAAGTTTCTCGCACAATTTCGTTTGTTGATTATGGATATGACCAATATAATGCATCAAGTTGGGCTATTACTGCTGAACAAAGTGGACTTCCATTGTGCATTTATGGGCAGTCAATAGGACATTTTAATGGTCCAACTAAGTTCTTTGAGATGCTAGTTCGTTCTGGAAAGTGCATAATTGACACAAATCCAGCCGTAGATTGGTGCTTTGGTAATGTAGAACTGATGATAGACCATAATGAAAATACCAAACCAGCAAAGGCAAATGGTGACAAAAATGCCAAAATCGACCCAGTAATTTCTATGCTAGAAGCGCTTGGATGTTATCTGAATAGTAGATATTACAGCCCAGAAGCATGGATCTTGTCATAAATATAAATACTATATTAATATAAAAATATATAAACTTAAACTATGGGATTATTTAATAAAAACACAAATATTAATAAAAACGAAAATTTTAAGTCATTGAATCCAATTAAATTTGATGAAGAAACAACAGTATTGTATGAAGATTATAATGTTAGTAAACGTTGTCCAGCTAAAAGTCTCAAAGAATTTTTAGATTGTGTTAATTCAAAGAATGATGTATGTTTCTTACCAATAGAACCATACGTAGAAAACTATGATTATGTGGTTTGTAAAGGAGAATTTATTGACAACCGTTCAACATTTTGTCTTATAAAAAATATTAAGTCTGTTGAATTAGTAAAGTATTTAAGAGATCAGGGAATTATGATTTATAAAATTGTATGTACACCAACTAAAATATTATATGATAACAATGGAGGCAATTAAATTGCTTCCATTTTATGTATTATTAAATACTATATTATTAAAAATATATTACGTCTTTATGACGTAAGACATAAATATATCTAACTACATATTATGTGGCCATGGAAAAAAAGAGAAATTAGAGAAGTCGAACAACCACATAGAGAAGAGCCAACAGATGCATGTGCTATCGCTAATGAAGGTATCGGATTATTGCAGAAGTTGCTTAATCTTAAAGGATATGGTGCATTATCACAAAGCCCATTCTTTGCAGCAATCAACTTAATCAGTTCTTCAGTCGGTCAGATGCACTGGGAGGTCAAGACAAAGAATCAGGATGAAGATGTACCACCATTCTTCTATGCTGACAAAGTGTTCGATGATTGTCTTTTGACACAGTTTATGTTTGTCAAGAACTTAATTAAAGATGTATTGCTTTATGGTAACGGTTTCGCATATATTCATCGTGATAATAGAGGTGTTCCTTTGTCACTTGAATATCTCCCATTTGGAGACTGCAACATCATATACAACAAAGCAAACAATACACTATTCTACCAAGTCCCTAAGTTGACTAAATCATTAGTTGAGCCTATCAATATCATTCATGTCGTAATGCATTCAGCTAATGGTATAGAAGGAAAATCTATTTTGTCATTTGCAACCAATACTGTTAAGTTGGCAGGTAATGCAGAAAAAGCAGCATCTGACTTCTTCGGTGGTGGTATGACTGTACATGGAATATTGTCAACTGAATCTCCACGTCTTACAAAAGACCAAAGAGAATCAATACGTACAGCATGGAATGAATCACAGATAGGACAAGGAACAGGTATAGCTGTTTTAGAATCAGGAATGAAATACCAACAAATCTCTTCAAACTCAAAAGATGCGCAGTTACTTGAAACACGTTTGTTCAATATCCAAGAAGTTGCACGTTGGTTCAATATTTCTCCTGTACTTTTAGGTGATTTGTCAAAGACAAGTTACAATAACTTGGAGCAAGCACAATTACAGTTCGTTACTAATACATTAGCACCTTATGTATTGATGCTTGAACAAGAGATTAATCGTAAATTGATACTTCCAAAAGACAAAAACAAATATTATATTGATGTTGTAGAAGAAGACATCATCAAACAGGATAAACAATCTCAGGTTAACTATTTGTCTACATTAGTTGATAAAGGAATTATTACTCGTAATGAAGCACGTAAGCAATTAGGATATAGTCCAGTTGAAGGTGGTGATGAATTGATGATTTCTTATTCAGATCCTAATCAAAACAAGATTAATCCTGATAATAAAGAGAAAAATACAGAAGAACAAGAAAATGAAGAAGAATAATCTTGAAATTAGAAATATTACTACTGAAATACGTAGTACAGAAGAAAATTCTCGTAAGATTTCTGGTTTAGCTATTCCTGCCGAGTCTCGTTCTGAATTGTTATATGGAGAATTTTATGAAACTATCTCCAAAGATGCATTAACAGAAGACTTAATCAATAGTCATGATGTAAAATTGTATTTGAATCATGACAGTTCACAGGGTACATTTGCAAGATCTAAGTTTGGTAAGGGTTCTTTACATCTATTTGTCACTGATAGAGGTATTGAATTTGAAACTGAACTTCCAAATACTGCATTTGGTGATATGCTTTTAGAAGGAATCCGCAGAGGTGATTTTGATGCATTAAGTTTTGCTTTTGCACCAGAAGATGAAGAATGGAAAGACAATGGTGATGGTACTTATGACCGTACTATTCGTTCAATTGCATTCTTAGATGAAATCTCTATTCTTAGTTGTGCTCCTGCTTATGAAGCAACTGAAGTTAAGTTGCGTTCATTAGAAAATTTCAAAGAAGAGAAACGAGCAGAGAAAGAAGAGCACGACAAAGCAATATTAGAATCTCTTGATGCTAAATTAGCTCAGATAGAAGCAATTAGACAAGAATTTGGTGTCTAAAAAATTACTATATTGTTATAAATAACACTGATTATAGTTTAAATCATAAAAATATTTTTAATAATATATGAACTCAGTCGAAATAAAGACTCGTATCGGTGAAATTTCAGAACGTATGAAAGCAATCGTTGAACTTTGCAAGACAGAAGTTCGTGAAATGACTGAAGACGAAGACAAAGAATTCAAGGCATTAAGAGAAGAAATCGATGAAAAGAAAAATGAACTTAAGGCACTTGAAGAGAAATTAGCTCAATATCAAAGAGAACTTCCTGAAGAAGAGGAAGAACCTGAAAAAGAAGAAAAAAATAACACAAGAAATAAGAAAATGAAAAACACATCTTTAGTTAAAGAAATACGTAATGCAATTAACGAAAACAAGAAATCATTCGTTATTAACGCTGAAAATCGTGTGATGACTGTACAAACACAAGGTACAGGTGAAAGTGCAGTACCTGGCGTACATGATGAAGTTATCGAAACTGAAATACAAGGTATCTTAGAACCACTTTATGCTAATTCAGTATTGAGTCAATTAGGTGCACGTTGGTATACAGGTCTTCCAAAAGGCGACATTCAAGTTCCTGTAATGGGTAAAGGACAAGTTGGCTGGGAAGGTGAAATTGACGAAGCTGGTGCAACTGGCAACACATTCACAACTGTTAAGCTTTCTCCAAAACGTCTTACTGCTTATGTAGATATCTCTAAGCAATTGATTGCACAAGACACAATCGGTGTTGAAGCTGCTATCCGTAGAGATATTGTAAATGCATTGAATGACAAACTTCAAGCAACTGTTCTTGGTGCTGCTGCAGGTGATGCAGAAAAGCCAGCTGGTATCTTCTATGGTGCAACAGAAACAAACGTTGATACATATGCACAACTTTGCACATTTGAAGCAGGTCTTGACGATGCAAACATCAACGGTCAAAAGAAATACTTAATGGGTAACACTGCAAAAGCTACATTCCGTTCAATGATTAAGGGTACTAATGCTACAGGCATGGTTCTTGAAGCTAATCAAATTGACGGTACTCCAATGATTAATACTTCAAGTGTTGCTACTAAGAAATTTGCTTATGGTGACTTCAATTACTTAGCACTTGCTTCTTGGGGTGATGTTGAAATCACAGTAGATCCATACACACAAGCAACAAAGGGTTGCATACGTTTAGTTATCAATGCTTACTTTGATGCTAAGATCTTACGTCCAGAAGCATTCAAGTTTGGTAATGTAGATTGAATTACAAGTTCAGCCGAAATCATAACAGAGCCATAACCTTAAGTTGGTTTAGGCAACTCATTATAGATTTTCAATCAACTCGGGGAGTGGAGAATATGACTCCATTCCCTTTTTTAATAATATATAATTTATAATATGCAGTATTTGACCTTAGAACAGATAAAGAAACAATGCAATATTGATGCAGCTTTTGAAGATGATGATAATTTCTTAGAAATGCTCGGTGATGCTGCAGAAGACATGACAGCTCAATTACTTGATTGTGACTTAACAGAAATATATGCTGAAAATGGAGAAATGCCTGCAACTATAATGCATGCAATGAGAATTTTAGTAGATTATTTCTATTCAGTCAATAGAGGTAGTTCAAGCGAGTCAATAGATATTCCGAATGCAGTATATACAATGCTCAAATTATATCGTAATTATAGATAATGAACAGCGCATTACTTAAACATCCAATAGAGATACAAGCATTACAGACAACAAAGACACAATACGGTACAATTCAGACATCTTATGTCAAGAAGTATGAGACTCGTGCTCATATCATATTCAATTCAGAAAACCAAGTAGTTTCTGAAGGCGAGATATTCTATCCAATTAACCGTACTTTTGTTGTTCGTAGTTATGTGCCTGTTACTGAGACCGATAGGATAATCTATGATAACAAAAAGTACAAGATACTTTCTATCAATAAGAATGACTATTACGGTAACATTGAAATTGTAACTACATTAGTAAACGAGTAAATGGATGGTATATATTTCAAAATAAGTGGATCATTTAAGGGCAATTTCGAAGAAGTTGCGAAAGAAATGCCCAACATAGAAAAACGAGCATTATATAAAGCAGCATATTTCTTAAGAGAGAAAATCAGAGAATCATTAGTTTCATCTGTACCTAAAGCAACAGAACACAGTCAAAAGTACATTGATACATTGGTTGATGCTGTTGGATTCTCAAAAGTAGACGGTGCAACAACTATTGTAAATGCAATGGGTACTAGAAAGAAAGGCAGTGGTACATATAGAACAAGATTCTTTGAAGATGGTACTGTAAAGCGTTATCAGAAAAAGAGAAATGGCATCAAATTGAAACGTAAAAAGTATATCGGGTACATTAAGTCAACAAACTTCTTCAAATCAGCCGTACAAGCAAATGAAAATGCAGCAGTACAATTGATGGAAGATGTAATAGGAGAATATGTAGAAAAAGCATTCAATAAAAATACAGCCTAGCCAACATGGATAACAGTTTATTAATTTCAAAGTACATACAATATATATTGGAACATTCTAACGAAATTGCAGACATATTGGATCCTGAAAATGCACCACATGATTTAAGCGGCGGTGAAAATACACAAGAATATACACAGAGAATATTTCCTTTACTTCAACCTGATACTTTATCATTTCCATTTATTGTTCATTCAAGAACAGGAATACAAGTAAACTATACTAAAGATATTGCTTTAGGTTTTGGCTGGACAAATACAGTTAATTATACTGTTTCTTGTGTTTCAGATGACTATGTACAATGTATTGAATTAGCAAATGCAGTACGTCATACGATGGAGGGGTGTACGTGGAAAAAGGAAGACATATTCATACATCCAATTCAATTATTAACAGTAGCAGAATATACTACAGATAATGATGCTTTCGTAGAAGAACTACAATTCCAAATGACAGTAGAATAGTACTATATTATTTATAATTAAAGAGAAAAACACATAAAAATATAACATAATTAATTATGGCAGCAATAAGACAAAATTCTGATATATTAAAGGGTAGTAAACTTATGGTTTTCATTGGTTCAACTCCAATTGCTTTTGCAACAAGTCACAGTTTATCTATCACAATGAATACTACAGAAATTTCTACAAAAGACCATGGTGATTTCCCTTCAGTAATAGGTCAAAACATTACATGGGAAGTTACTACAGAAAACTTGTATTCAGATGGTGGTGAAACTGCATTATGGAACGCAATGAAGACAATGCAACCTGTACAAATCCAATTTGCTCCAGCTACTGAATATGATAATGCTAGCGCAGAACCAGGTATTGTTGGAGTAGATGGTGCATCTGATTGGACACCAGGAACAGCAATTGCATCTGGTAAAGCTCTTGTAACTTCACTTTCTGTAAATGCACCTTCAGGTGATAATGCAACTCTTTCTGCTACATTTACAGGTGTAGGTGCATTAGATCAAGCAGGTGAATAAGTAACTTCTTTCATTTATTCATATAATCTTATATATACTTTATTATGGGTAGCTCGTTTGGGCTACCCTTTTTGTGCTATATTAAACAAAATATATAACACACACAATGAAAAATAGTAACGCTCGTATAGTTCGTGGTAACGACTTTAAGTTACGCGTAATCTTGAAAGCTCCAGGTGTCGAAAATGAAGAACCAACCTGGGATGATTTTAATTTGTCTAACTGCACAGATATTCATGTTGCTTTATGTTGTGAAAAGGACCAGATTGTTATCCCACTTGAATGGGAAGTAGAAGCAGGCAGTACAAATGTTCTTATTTGTCCTGTTAAGGGTAATTATTTACATAGTGGAGCAGCATACGGAGTTGAAGTAAAAGGATTAGATGCAGAAGGAAATGCATGGAGATGGAAAGCAAAAGGAAGAGAGATGTTTTCTATTGTTGATAATACATCAGCACAGAATGTAGATACTGTTGTAGAACCAGAATGGGAAATTAATGCATTTGTTGGATTATTAGCAGAAATTGGTCCTAAAGGTCCTACAGGTGATAAAGGACCACAAGGAGAGCAAGGTATTCAAGGTATACAAGGCGAAAAAGGTTTGACTGGTGACAAAGGACCTACTGGAGATAAAGGACCACAAGGAGACCAAGGCGAAAAAGGTTTGACTGGTGACAAAGGACCTACTGGAGATAAAGGACCACAAGGAGACCAAGGCGAAAAAGGTTTGACTGGTGACAAAGGTCCTACAGGTGATAAAGGACCACAAGGAGAC